GATCCCTACACATTCGTGAACTAGAAACATAAAACTTAGACACCTACACAGAAAATGCCTTACCGTATAGATTCTCAATTTATCCTGAATGAAGTAGAGTTCACACCATGTGAGCCACAGGTACTGTTAGCAGATAAATCAATGGATGTGGATTACTCATGTGATTATGATGGCACTAAGTTTACTATAACAGCCTTAGGTAGAACAGTAAAACTAGAAGTTTCTGATGATGATCTACGGAAAATAAGGCATGAATTGGTCAGTAATGTTATGACATTTGAAACTGACATTGAACTTTCCAATATTGGTGTAACTGGTGAAGAAGCAAAACTAACACCTGACTTTATAGATGTAGAAACCAAATCCATCATAGAAGTGACTACCTCAGCTATACCAGAGTTATTTGCTCTCAAAAATGCATACTCTGGTAAAGAGGTGAGATACAGATACATTGTCGAACCTCTCGGCTACACATTATTTATCGTTGTGGTAAGTCCATATTCAGTTTACACAAATGCAAATTTGTCAAGAGATGTTGTGAACTGTCTATGCCACAGAGCCAAAATTGGATTGGCACTAGAAAGTGTTATTATTGAAAAACTTGGAACAGATATATTTTCTGAAGATATGGAGCAAGCAGAACATCTAGTATCCTCTATCATTAGAGGGATTCAAACAATTCCAGGAAGTGAGACCAATTTTCCAGTAGAGACTATAATTGGAACTGCTAGCCAACCAACTCATGAGGATTTCGAACATTGTGGGAAGGTTTTGGGAAAATGCCTGAATGAAGCGACTAAGCATTCTCCTGAGTCAAAAACTGAGTTAGATAAATATGTTGAAGGATTTGATTCATTTAATACCAGAAGCTCAAACAAGAGAATAACAAACATACCAATGATTAGCAAAATGAGAAGACAGACCACAGAATGGGATCTTGATCCTAATAATGCTGAGATGCCAAGTTATTTGCACAAAATATGGAATTCTAGTTTAACTGTGAAACATGAAACTCAAACATATGCTGACATTGTGTCAGAAGCCCTAGGTAAGAAGGAGTTTTCTCAACATAGATTGCAAAAAGAGATGGCATTTAATTGTAAATTATCTCCAGAAGAAAAAGTAGAGGCAGCTAAATCAGGAGTCTTTGGCAAATCCATGAGAACTTCACAATCAGTTCTAGAAAAAGAGATTGAGGATCATAAGTCGTTTCATCCTATTCTAACAGACACATCTGACATAGAAAAGTTCTTGGAAACACCCCTCTTGAACAAATGCCCAACACACTGTTTGCCATCAGAAATGGGTCAGTTGTTAGAACATGGGAAAAGAATGTGGAGTGATGGTAAGAAAACTCCTACTAGCTTTAAAATGTTTCTGAGAATGTGTGCAACTGATCTATCATTTTTTACAACAACAATAAGTAAAATTATGACTGAGATCTGTTATGCTTACAAATACTGGTTGAAAAGAGCTGACTTTTATCATAAGCAAGTAGATGGGATTCACATGGTTATTAGAACCACAGGAACGCATATATTTGTAGCATATGCTTATCCTAAAGACACTTGCAAAATTTTAGACACAGGCAGACTAGGTCCAGAAATTTATGAATCCAATAGATACTATTTTACAGACTTTTGTTCATACAACGAGCCTACAATTGAACATTTTGTTAAAGCTGGCCCTTATATAACTGCTATTTTAGGACATCTTGTGTCTTTGTATGAAATTCCGTTGGACTCTCTAGATTTGACTGATTATAGAGTGAGCAGAACAATCAATTCTATAATGCTTCTTTATTTGAACAATAAGACAGATGTAGAAGAACTTATTACTGGTCAAAGATATCTAACAATGGGAGTTTTAGAAGAATTGGATCCTAATCCTTATAGATTTGTAGAGAGAATGCCAGAGGTGTTGAGATCAAGGTTAACATGTTTCTATGTACAAAGGACAATTAGGATGATAACACACTATGCTGGGAAAAAGATAATTAAAGTTCCAACAAAGACTCAAGATGATGTTTTCAGTGATTATAAAGGCTTAGTGAGTCTATTTGGGGATTTTGATTTATCTTTGAGGCAGAAGATAAATGAATTTTATTATGGTTATGTGATCTCCAAGGAGAGAGGTAGAGGCAGCGATAGGAACTTCTCTATCATGAAAAAGATAGTTGCAGAAGAACACAGATTTAGAGACACTGTGACAGAGACCCTGAAGAAAACAATGGACCCAAAGATACATGTCTCAGATCCTGTGGTAATGAAGGTATTCTTAGCAATCTTTAGGAAACAAATGATGAAAAACTTGGGTCCACAATATCATCTTGTAGTTAAAAGAGAAATTATCAAATCGATGGCAAGGTGTTCTTTTTCTGAATTAGCAACACTAAAGGTAGCATCTAGAAACTATGGGTCTAACATTATAGTACCCCTGCTGAAAGAAACCATGACTACAGGAGAAATGTTTAAGTTCTTGAAAGCAGCTAATCCAAACGAGACAGAAAAAAGGCCAAGAGTTATGGAAGCATTGTCTAATCTTATAGAAGATTTTATGACTGACACAGGAAAATCTCCTCAACACCCTATCTCGTTGCTACCATATTGTTTAAACAGATTAACGAAGAAAGGGTACTTTGATTCAGACATTTTTCCCAAACCACAACATGGAGGAGACAGAGAAATACATGTACTAGAGATTGCTGCCAGGATTGTTCAGTATTTCTTAGAAAACATTTCAAAAACATTATGTAGACTAACACAGTCAGATACTCTGACTCATCCTTTTGAGAAAGAAACTTTTGTGAAGAAACATTATATAAAATCTAAAATCGAGTTGGGGGAGAATTTTGTAACATTAGGTAAATCAGCTGATGCAACAAAGTGGTGTCAAAGAAATCACAGCTCAAAATTTGCGTGTGTGCTGGTAGGGATCACAGATAAAATGTTTTGGCCATTCATTTTACAAGTTATGAAACTGTGGCAACATAAGAGGATAACATTTCCCATTCAGTTTGCAGCCAACTTCATATCTAATAAAGCTGTTAAAAGTAATCCAGTATATAAAAGGATGCAGATGGAATTTGAAACAGGAACAGGTATATTCCCTACAGCAAAGAACAATAAGATGATGATTGCTTCAGGCATGATGCAAGGAATATTACACTACACTAGTTCAATCACTCATGGGGTCATTCAAGTGGTGATGCAAGAGGTTCAGATGATCCATTTAAAAAAGAAGGGTATGAAGCGTCATTTCAATTGTCCAAGGCAGTGATGATTCTGCAGAAATTCTATCTGTTGAGGGGCCAGTTACTAGAAACAAGCTCAGACTTATGACAACAATGCTTCATTGGAAAGAGTGTGTATCACGATGGTGGTCTATTTACACTAGTAGAGCAAAGTCAGCAATAGGAACAGTGGACCTGGTTGAATACAATTCAGAGTGGTTTGCAAAAGGAGTAATAGTGAAACCAACTTTTAGATGGGTTTCAGCATGCTTAGAAACAACAGTTACAGAAAAATTTATAGATAGAATTAGAATAGCATACAATACACTAACTCAGGTTTTGGAAGGAGGAGGGAAAGTTTTAGAATGTGCCATTATTCAAATATGTCAAGCATGGATGCACTACATGCTAATTGGTCTGCACAACAACATATTGAGTCCTGAGATAACAGTAAACCTACACTGGTTGAAGGATCCTAGTCTGGGTTACTTCCCTCTTGATTCAGATTTTAACTGTGGATTAACAGGAGTAGATTTTCAATTGTACGTTTTATATCTTAAAACAGAGTATGGTAGAGGTCTTAAGGCAGGAGGGTATGAGGACCCAGATATTGGAGAAGTGGATATGGAGACTAGAGATGTTTCAGTCTCTCAGGACTTACGATCTCACAGACTAAAATTTGGAAACCTAAAAATATGGACAAATATGATAAGAAGAATGAGACTACCAAACCTTGAAAAGATTGTTGAGGAAGTGGAACAAAATCCATATTTAATATTCACTAAACACTCTGACTGGGAGCATGCTAAACACTCAATCTACCTTAAAGTGTTTCAACCCGGAGTTAAAGAATCTATAAGCAAGCATAGTCCTATGGCTAGAATGATGGCTGCGTCAGCATATATTGCTAGCAGACCTTGTATCACCAGATATGATGAAAAAAACATCAAATCAGACAAAAAAGTAAGCTTGTATAAAGCGTTAATAGAAAAAGTAAGGCAGGCCAGAAAATTAGAGAAGCTTAATATTGTTGATGTGTTTCCTCACCACGCTGAGTATAAAGAAGTACTTGATTACATACAGGAACTTGAGGAATCAGGACTGTTAACTAAGGTAGCAATGAGATCAAAAACCAAGCAAAAGATTGCAGTGTTTGAAAGGCATGTTGACGACATAGCTGTTTCAGATCTATGCAAAAAAGTCTGGTTGGGTCTCGGAAGGCTTCCATTATCATCTAGACAAATTAAAACATTCTGGGAAAGTTATAAGGTTAAGTACACTTTTTTAAGAGATTCCTTAGAAGGTACTAAGGAGGTTATGGGACTGAGTACAGTTGAACTAAAAAATTATTTGGAATCTTTAGACTCTAAGCCCAGATATGTAATGCTATTAGACACAACAGCAAAATCTGGATCTCTATTTGGAAGCATAACTAGAATATTCTGGGCAAACACCAAGATCTTGTTGCCTGGAAAGACTGAGCTAGAAGAATCATCATACTCCTTAAGATCTCAAATGTTTTCAATATTAACCTCGTGGTACTCAGATATAAACAAGAGAGAAAAAGTCTCTAATCTGTTAAAATCATCTAGCATTCTCAAATCAGATAAAGTACCAGATAGGGTTAGAAAACTGAAAGTGATTAGAGATTGGCTTTGTGATGGACAAAAGCAAAAATTAATGTCGTATATTAGAGAAGAAAAAATAGGTTCAGTGGGTTTTTTTACAAAAAGACAATCTGGGTTTGGGAAAAGCAGGCAAGGATCAGGAGAGTGGAGAGGTAGTTGCTTAGGGATGAGTACTATTGTTAGAATGACTGGAAACACTTGTCATAAAATTATAATAAATCGGTTGTATGATCTAAACAATTTAGGACCTGCTCTAAGAGAGTTGATTCAAGGATTTTCTCTAGAGCCACCAAGCTACTTAATAGACAGTAAGTATTGGTTAACACCAACAGGTAAGATTGTTGGAGGAGGAGGAAAAGCAAAATATGTACCCATTGACATTAACCCTGATTTGAAAGTTGACATAGTTGACAAGGTTACTGATTACAACTGGAGGTATGATATCGCTGGAACTAGGATTAAACTAATTGCTGACTTATCTACAGATTGCAAAATAACAATCCTAAGTGAAGGTTTTTTTGCAAATGACTGGGATCCAAACATGAGAATTGAAAATGATACATTGCTAACACCTTGGTCATCTGGATCCCCTATAGACATTAATACTCTTGAAGAAGAATTCTCTAGTGCAATTAAAAGAAATCCAGGTGACACTTTAAGATGTATGAAGAAACTAAATCTAAGACTGACAAAAAGTGGATGGAATATACAAGGATTGATAAATACGGTGTCTAATCACTTACTGAAAGAGGTTCTCCCTCCCATGCCACAGGTAGAAGACTTAACAATGGTTACAGATGATGAGTTGGATGAAATGATGATGATGATGAACACAGACATGAATGCCATAGAATCTCTAGATATTTTAGATTGGGCTGAAGATGATGTCATCGATAAGGATATAGATGGTGATCTATTTGACGATGTTATGTTTGATGAAGAAACAGTAGCTCAATTAGACCTGTTTAGCCAAGTGTTAGAGGTTGATGACGTATTTTATCAAAACAGATGGGAAATGCCCAGATCAAATATGGCATTTGAATCTCTAAATCAGATGTCTAGGGTTCAGTTTTCTTCTATAGCCACATCCTTTAAAACTTTGGTTAAATCATTCAGAGAAAACTCAAACAAAGTGGCACCAGGGTTTTTAGGACACTTCTTAAGTTTCTTTTGTGGTAGAGTATGTTTTCCAACTAGATTATCGGCAGAAGAGGAAAGGCTGATAGCAATTGAAGAAGATATATCATCTCTAACAACTTCATTGCAATCTGAGAGAGATCTGGCTGATGTAAACATAAAAGAAATTGAAGATACCATATTATATCTTAAAGAAAACATAGAGAAAACTCCAGAGTTATTGAGAGCACCAATGTTAGCCAATCTAAGAAAGTTTGAGCGAATAAGAGCACTTAGATCTACCACTCCAAAGAAAGAATACTCTTTAGAAAAGTATTCAACTTTTGAAATAATCATAGCTTTAAGAAAAAAGATCATGAATCTGAAAATGTTACCAACATCCTATGATTCACTGGATGATTCTATATTTTGTGCTGTAGTGAGATCTGAATTAGATGAAAAAGGAGATGAGATGGCTGCAATGGGTGAAATTTCAAAACATGAGCAATCATTGTACAGAGAAGCTAATTCAAGGCCTTATGCCACAACTTTATTACTTGATTCATTAGGGTTCAGGTTTAATCTTCAAATACAAGCATCAGGATACAGAACTAGTGGAGATTATTTGGTTGACCTAGACAAAGAGCTAGATAAACTAGGTTGATAAATGCTACTTGTTTCCACATAGATCAAACTTGAGTACAAGTTCTCAGTATGTATAACTTTAAACACTAAAATTAGAAAAAGAAATACATACTGAGAACTTGTACTCAAATTTGATCTATGTGGAAACAAGTAGCATTTATCAACCTAGTTTATCTAGCTCTTTGTCTAGGTCAACCAAATAATCTCCACTAGTTCTGTATCCTGATGCT